GAAGAAGCACTAACATTTAACCTTTGAGTGCCGCCAGCAGTTATGCCAACTTGGTCTGCCGTAGGGAAATATAACCCTGTATTCAGATCACCCGTTGTAGTAAGGGAAGGCAGTAAGTTCGTGCCGTTATCCATAGAGATAACATCGTCTACACTTACGACAATATCTGTGCCGCCTGATGTGTTACCGGCAGCCAAAACCTCGGCAAGCGTAGCAGTGCCGCTAGTTTGGCTAGCCACATACGCCTTGATAGACTGTTGTGTAGCCAAACCTGCTGGGTCATCAGAGGCCATATTATCTTCGTCGAGAATACTCGTTACCGTAACAGTGCCGTTAATTGTAAGGTTTGTGTTTGCGACAAGAGCGGTTACTGTTGCCGCCGCGGGGGTTGCCCCGCCGATAACTACGCCATCCGCTGTGCCACCGTTAATGTCGGCTGTTGTAAGGACCGCTGAAGGAATCGTAACGACACCCGTAGTGTTAGCAATAGTGGCCGCAGTTGTACCATCGTTCGCTGATATGGACCCGGTTTCGATGTCCGTAGCGTTGACTGTGTCGTCTTTGAGTAGCACACTGTCAATTGTAACGCCGGAGCTTCCTGTAGCCTCGTCAATGGTGTTTACTGTAATTTTCTGGCCGCCATCCACGAGAATGTCGTTGCTACCAGTTGCGTTACCGTTAGCTAGAACCTCGGCAAGCGTGTCGAAAGCGCCGACTTGAGCGTTTACATACGCCTTAATAGACTGTTGTGTCGCTAAGGATGTAGGGCTATCAGACGCCATATTGTCTTCATCAAGAACGGCTGTAACTGTTGTGCTTGTACCCAACTGCAAAGATGTTGTGTGGGTCATCGCTTCTACGACGTTTGTACCGTCACAGAACAAGAACGTGGTACGTCCGTTAGGGACCAGAATGCCTGTACCGCCAGAAGTTTTCACGGTGACATTCTGTCCAGCCGCGTTCTTGACGATGTAAATTTTAGAGGCCGTGGGACAAATAACCGTACCCGCGCCAGACAACGCTGTACCCGTGTCAGTAAGCTCAAGCATCGCGCAGCGGGATTCGGAAGTAACTCCGTTCGCTGAAGTTAACGTATGCGCGTTTCCTGTCCACGTATTGATAACAGCGCGGCCAGCAATGGCCTGTTCGACCATAGAAGTGATGTTGTCGTTAACGACGTCACCCCACGCACCGTTAAGTTCGCCTTGAACTGGTAGAGCAAGTTTAAGTATCGGTGAATATTGCGTTGTCATGTTCTAGTCCTCATGCGGCTATGTCTTGCCAGTTTGCAGTTTGTGTTTCAGATACGCCACCCCATTCAGGGTCTTGCGCACTGGCGACAGGCGTCCAATTAGGTGTTTGAGCAGTATTAACGTCGCCCCACACGTTGACAAAACCAATAATTCCCGTAGCTGCAAGCCCCGTAACAGATACATCTGTGTTAGCCGATACGGCTACTATACCAAGTTCTGCGTCTCCTTGCAATCCCGTAACTGATACTACGATACCGAACGCGATAGTTACATTGCCTACAGCGCCGTCAGCCTCTACACCTGTAGGTGACACGTTAGCTGTACCAGTCATGGTAACAGTGCCTATAGCGCCATCAGTTTCTACGCCTGTAACAGTTACGTTAGACACTGCGTCAACCGTGGCTGTGCCGACACCCCCAACACATTCAACGCCCGTAACGGAGGTCGTAGCACTTGCGGACACAATTACAGACCCTAAGTCCGCTTCAGCCGCGACACCTACCGCAAAGATAACAAGCTGATTCGTACCCCAAGCCGTCTGACCCCACGCACCGGAACCCCACCCTGCATACTCTACAGACGAAGGGTTCCCCCAAGAGCCTTGGCCCCAAGCGTTAGTGCCCCAAGGTGAGTTTTGCTCAGTCATAAGCTACCTTACGGAGTAGCGATGCGTACGATGGCGTTAGTAGCATCAGCCGCTGGGAATTGTACGGTAAAGTCACCCGCAGTAGATATTTTATCTCCACCAAAATCCAACACTGCGACCGAAGGATTAGTGCCGCCAACTTTGTAAATCAACGCTCCACGCGCTGTGATTGTGGCGTTAGTCCACGTAGTATCCGCAAAATCCAAGAACGCTGTGGTCCCAGAAGAAGTTGGAGCAGTGGAAATAGTGAGCGTGTTGCCCCCTGTCGTGTACCCGTTGCCGTTAGCGACTTCGTTTGTTGATGCGTACGCTGTTGTAGCCGCGCTCAAAGTTGCAGCGCTGGTGAACAACGCAATCTTAAAAGTTTGTGACGTATCGCCACTAAAATCCATATCGCCATTCAAAAGAGCAATTTTGAAGGACGTACACATTGCTTGAGTAATTGCCATTTTGGCCTCCTTAACTTACTGGGATTCGGAACTGGCCCGAACGGTATGCGTCTTCTCGTAATTTGCCGTCTCCAAGACCCTTTAACAGCGTTATTGATTGCAAGTACATTTTTTCGTACATCGCAACGATGTCAGGTTCACCCTTCATAAAGCGTATAGCTTCAATCAACGCACCATTGAGTAGAGCAGAATCAAACTCGTCCCCAAGCCATGTAGTGCCAGCAGTAACGATTGATTGCGGATAATACCCATAATGCAGCTCTGAGGCGTACCCCGCGTCGGGGGTAGGGCCAACGATAAACGTGTCGTCATCAAAGTATGCGTAGTGCTTAGGTAGCCCAGTAGTAGCAGGGTCAGGATAGGCTTCACGCATGAAGTTAACGTCTTTATTCAACAAGAAATGGTACGTTCCCGCGGCGTCAACGACTGCTAGAGAATACGACCATAAGAAATCAGACGGTGTAGACAGGTACTTAGTGTTAATAGTCAATGTACCTGTCACGTTTCTGCGGAGCGCAGGTATTTGTACCGTATTGTATATTTTCTGTTCAGCCTGCTGTGTGAACATAGCGAGCTGGTCATCTGTGAAAGAGTTCTCACAGATGTCTTCGATGTTAGTTTTCAGCTCGGTATAGTTCATAGCTTACCCCATTGGCCCGCGAGCCATAAGACCCTTTGTAGCTGCACCCGTCCCACGGACTTTAATGCCCGTAGTCTTAACACCCTTCATACTGGGCTTCGGTGCGTGACCGCACGGCTGAACGCCTTTGGCCTTGATGACCTTGGGTTCCTTCATATCAAACACTTTCATATCATCACTCCTATGATGTAGTTACTGTAACTTGACCTATAATTCCAACACCGACTAACACGTTAGGCGTAAGGCCAAAAGGGTCGTTGCCGCCCCCTACAGGTGCCCAACCCCACTGGATGCCCCGAGAACTGAAGTCTCCTGAAGGCCCAAGGCTTTGGTCAACGCGAGGATCGCGAATAGCCTGTGGATCATTGACGGGGTATTCGCCCAGCCGTAACTGGGGTTGATCTGAGTTCCAACATTCAGGACAAGCCTTTACGTTTGTATCTCGCCCTTTAACAAAAAGGTTGCGTAGCTCCCGTAACTTGTACTGAAATCCGCATACATCGCATAGTGCGATGACTTTTTGGGAAGATGCAAACTGATTACCCATTAGCCAATCCTAGCTATTCTGGGAACAAAACGCGCCGCGGTTTTCTCTCTATCTTCGCCTGCGGCTAACTCATATTGCTCGTCGTATACTGCTTTAAGCATGGGAATACGGTCAACAAGTTCAGGTACTTTCATAGCGATGTAATACGCCAACCCCGCAACAAGGCAGGGGAAGAACCGGAAATTCATATCCGCGGTCTGTGCGCCTGCGCCTGCGTCCTGCACACGCCGCATACGCCAGTAGTACAACACGTAATTATTATTGTTCGGTACAGGCCATATGTTGACATGCGGTTCATCTCGTAGACGCTCTACATATAATTGAATAGGACGTCCTTGTGTTAACTTATTAGGTATAGCCGCGTACGTGGATACACTTATCCTGCTTATAGTAAGATCAGATTGTGTCGCGGCGTTACCATTGCTAGTACGTATTTGGTGTTCCATTAAATCAATGGTATCCGCTGGTAACGAATATCGAGAAGTTCCAGCTACTAAATTTACAGTGCCAGAATCAACCGTCCACATGTTAATGCCGCGGTTCTGCCACTCGATTGTCATCAAGTTCATGGAACGTCGGGCGGTACGTAGGTCGTACCCAGAACGCATCTCGCGGCCCGCACGTTCCCATGCTTCCTCCGCGATCTCCGTAAAGTCCATATTGAACGCTGTAGTACCCGATGTTGTCATTTTTTACGCCTTTTCGTAGCAGCTACACGCTTGGGTTTACCCGCTGGTTGTCCTAAACGCTTCTTTTGCGCTATACGTTTACTCTTTTCCGCCTTCGTCATTTCCCCGCTAGTCTTCGGAGTTTTGCTAGAAACACGTTTAGATGGTCTACAGTACGGAGTACCACGACTTTCACCTTCTTTGCGGCCACACGGCTTGCCTGTACTAACATCTTTCCAGTCTTCCTTAAACCAGCGCTTCAATGCAGCGCCCTTTGCGGTCTTGCGGACAGCCATTATTTACCTGCCTTTTTCTTCCTACATTTTGCAATCGCCCCACTCGCATACGCGCTCGGGAAGACCTTGTAGGAGGACTTTACTTTACGGTAACAATCATCCTTGACAGTGCCGCCCTTCTTGTAACCTTTGCTACAGGAAGAACAGCCACAGCCATCAGATTTGTAATACCTGCGCATCAGCGCATCTTGCAGGCTTTGCCGCCACGGGCCTTACCGTAACCGCGTATAGTTTTACCTGCTTTATATCCGGGTACTTTGCCGCCACCCATCATCTTAGGCATCCCAGAAGCAGGTTCTGGAGCCATTTGAGGCATTTGAGCGTTTTGCGATTGCAGTAGTTGCTTTAAACCTTCTTCCCCGTAGTTTTCCTTCGGGTTAACACCTCGGGTACTGCCCCCTGCCATTCCACCAATCATTTTGGGGCGCATTTTAGGGCGAGTTTTCTTCATCTTAGCCCGTTCTTCTACAGACTTGGGACGTATTTTAGGGCGTACATTACCCATACCTTTTTTCATACCATCCATAATATATCTCCTAACAATTCCATTTACGTAAGCTCTTGTTAATACGGCTGTCTGGGTCGTTGGCCGTCTTAGCGCTTGTGTTACGTTTCTTCATGCCCTTCATACGAGCACAAAAGGACTTCCGACGACCTGCGTCTTTAGACCCCTTCTTTAATTTACTGGGTTTTGTAGTAACCGCAGTCTTTAACTTACTGCCGGGGTTAGCTTTCCGGTAGCTGGCAACGCCTTTAGCGTTGAGGCCACCGGACTCACTTTTACCCTCTTTGCGGGTCCAAGCGGGAGATTTTACACCCCCACCTTCTTTATAGTAGCACCGCACAACGCGCCTCTAGCTGTAAAATACTGTCATGGCGCTGATGTTGGTCATCGCCGTGATAAGTACGTCATCTTGACAGCGTAGACCCCAATCAGGGATGTTCACTGAGTGCGAATCAGAAGCCTTAAAGTCAAGGTCAAGCACAGTAGAGCCGCCGACACCATCAGTTATGGTTAAACGGCCTGCACCTGTTGCGTTAGTTAACACCTGAACTTGGCGGATACGCGCTGGACCTACACCTAAAGATGCCGCAGCCGTAACGCGTTTTGAGCTTACATCTGAATTAGACATAGACTACACCTCCTTATGGACGAATGACAGTGTTGTAAGCCTGTGCATACATTACTGTAATACGAACAGAACCTGCGTTAGTACCAGCAGAAGATGTTACAGTTAAGCGTTTGTCGGAAGTTCCAATGTTGCCCCACTCCAAGGTTCCACCGCCGCCAATGCCCAGAGCCTTGATACCAACAGTAGTACCTGATGCTACAGCGTTAATAATTGTATTGGCGTTACCACCTACTTCGCCAACGCTGATGTTGGTAGTGGTGTTAGCCGCAGCTACAAGATCAATGATACAGTTAACGATCTTGGAGTTAGCAGGGATAACAATGTCTGTTACAACCGCTC